ACTTTGAATGAGTCAACTGATAGTACAGTACAAAGTAAGATTGAACAAACAATTCAAAAAATAAAAAGTTCACCAATAGACAAATACAACCTATACAAACTTATAAAATTGAACCAAGGTCTATGATTAGTTTTTTTAAAAATATGATGGAAGGTGCTAATGGCGGAATTTCTTCCAAAAGATTTATAGGTTTACTTTGTAGTCTATCACTAATTATTTCTTTATTTATTAGTACTTTAAGTTGTGGAAAATATAATCCACCAACCATTTTAGTAGAAACAATCGGATTACTTGCTTTCGGAACTTTGGGTCTAACTTCTATTGATTTTTTTACAAACAAAAAAAAGAATGATAATCAACAATGATTAAATTTATTTTGTAGATAAATTGCTTTGTTTTTTTGTTTTCTCCTCTTAACTGATTTTTTCACAAACTCTTGTCTATCTCTAAGTTTTTCTAATTGTTTTGTTTTATAAATTTTTAATTTATATTGCTTTAGAGCTTGTTCTAAAGACGCTGGATTTTTTACAGGTACAATTATCATTAAGGGTGTTTTTTTATAAATATATATGTTTTTAGTAATTTTGACAAATATTAATTTTTAAATTATATTTTCAATAAACCCAATAAACTTGAAAGACATTATGAATGAAAAAAGGGAAAACATCAAAACTGAACATCTTCGAAGATGCTAAGTGTTATTATGGCACCGTAGATGCTAAAAATTTAAAATCAATATACATAGTTTTACAAACATGGATAGAACCAACAGACGAAGATAAAAATTGGAATAGGTTGATTGGAGAAATAAAAAGACAAATACAACACACGTTACTTGAGGTAATTGATATCACAATATTTGAAAGAAAACAAATTGTAGATTTAGATTTAAGAACAAGTGGTATACAAAAGAATAAAAAAAGTTTTTTAAATTTGGAACTAACATTATTCATACACAACCAATTTATAGATTTCAAATCACTTATGTTAAAAAGTAAAATCAAAAATATTTTGAATTCTATCTACAAAGATGATTTAAAAAATAACAAGTATTTTACTCTAAGTAAAAGTAAAGTGAAAGAAACCAATTTATCCTAATATTTATAAAATAAAAATTTATGAAAATATTAGGACCAAAAGATACAGGTAAGGGAATTCTTGTTGAATGGGATGCAGGAATTATCAATCCTAACGAACCACGTAATCAAAATATTATAAGAGAGTCATATGGTCAGTTGGACCATTCTAAACCATTTATTTTTTACGCTACACTTCAAAAATATGGCGTACCAAATAGAAATGGTAGAATATACCCTGAAAAAATATTAAAAAGAGAAGCTGAAAAATATCAAGATATTATCAAAAGAGGTATGTCTATTTCAGAACTTAATCACCCTGAGTCTTCCTTAGTTGATTTAGATAGAGTTTCACATTTGATTACAGAAACTTGGTGGGAAGGTAATGTATTAATGGGTAAAATAAAATTATTGACAAGTCCCGGTTTTCACGAAAGAGGAATAGTTACATCAAAGGGTGATGTAGCTGCGAACCTCATGAGACAAGGTGTCACAATGGGAGTATCGTCTCGTGGAGTCGGGTCTTTGGTAAAAAAAGGAGACCAAAACGAGGTTCAAGAAGATTTTGAATTGATTTGTTTTGACTTAGTTTCTTCACCATCAACACCTGGAGCATACCTTTATTTGAACGCTGAAGACAGACCTAAATATGAAGAAAAACTATCAGAACATGAAAACGTACATGGTGAAAGTGGTGGAGGTCTACAAAAGTCTGTTGACTTAATGAAAAGATTAACCGATTATTTAGGTAAATAAAAAAATTAATTAAAATGAACGAAAAGTATTTTGTAGCAAAAATCACAACTGATATGGTTGATGATAACACAGGTAAAATTAAAAAAATTAGAGAAGAAAAATTAGTTAAAGGTTTTTCACCAACCGATGTGGAAGCAAAAGTAACTAAAGCCTATGAAACATATTCGATGGATTGGCGAATTACGGCAATTGTTGAGAGTAAAATTGATGAGGTAATAGAGTAAAAATTAAACTATTTAATTAAAAGGGAACACCAAAAATGTTCCCTTTTTTTGTTTATTAAGACCAAAAAATATTTTTTTCTAAACATCTGCATATTTATCTATAAAATAAACTAAATACGCATTTTAAAAAAAATGAATTTTGACACAAATGATTCAGTAGTAGAAAAAGCTTTATTGCAAATGAAAACTATTGAAGAGGCTATTAGTGAAAACGCAAAAGGAATACTTGCTTCTACAATGAAGGAAGAAATCAGTGAGTTAGTAAGGGAGTCATTAAAAACTCCAAAGAAAAAAAATGTGCGCGAACAAGGAGATGATGCCGATGCGGCATTACCACAAGTCGATGACGAAGAAGAAGGCGCAGCAATAGACGTAGATGCTGAATTGTCACCTGAAGGAGATGAAACTGAAGTTTCGGCCGAGATGGAGACTGAGGTTCCTACTGATAACGTAGAAATGCCACCGTTAGACATGACAAAGGCACCTATGTCTGATGTATTTAAAGTATTTAAGGCAATGGGTGACAATGACGGTATTATCATTAAAAAAGACGGTGACAACATTCATTTGTCTGATACTAATGCAAATACTGAGTACATGATTAACATGGGTGGTGATTCAGATGAAATAGAAGCAACATCAATGGATACTACAAATGAAAGTGTTGTTTATGAATTGGTCTACGAACAAGATGAATTCGGTGAATCATATGATGACATGATGGAAGATGATGATGAAGATTTACCAGAATCATATCACAACATGGATGAAATGTATGATGAAATGGGTGAGTCGGATGAAACAATGTATGAAATCCAATACGATGAGGAAAATGAAGACATGGACCCTATGATGGAAGAAAGAATGAAACCTGTTGGAATCGGTTTTGGTAAAAGAAGAGACGGCATGTCAAAATCTTCTGTTAACAATAAAGGTTTCAAAGACAGTAACAGAGGAGGTCTTAAATCAGAAAAAAAGGGTAAAGGTCCTAAATTTTCTTTTGGAAAAATCAAACATGGTGTCACTGAGTCTGAAATGGATGAATTAGATGAAATGGATGAGTACACAGAAGGTTGGATGGATGAATCTAACATGATGGACACTGAAATGACAGAAATGGATTACATGGAAATGGATTCTGAATTTGGCGGAAACGAACACGATTACAAAAGACGAGGAGGTCACAAAATCGGAGATGTTGGAGGTCATTATAAGGATTACGAAATGATGGAAGACGATGACATGATGGAAGACGATGACATGATGGAAGACGATGACATGATGGAAATGGATGATGTTTCGGGTGAAACTACAGAAGCTTCTCGTACATTAACATACCGAAGAAGGGCTGAAAGAGACCGTGTAGCAGCACCAAGTCAATTGAGAAAAGAATCTGTTAACAAAGAATTAAATTTGTTAAAAGAAAAAAATGAAGAATACAAAAAAGCTTTGGATTTCTTTAGAAACAAATTGAACGAAGTTGCAATATTTAACTCCAACTTAGCTTATTCAACCAGATTGTTTACAGAACATTCAACAACAAAACAAGAAAAAATAAACATTCTTAGAAGATTCGACAATGTTGAGTCTTTGAAAGAATCAAAATCGCTTTACAAATCAATCAAATCAGAACTTGAAGGTTCTTCAAAATCTAACCAAGTTGTTAAAGAGTCGGTAGAATCAAAAATTACAAAAACAGCATCTACAGGTTCAGCAACAAATTTGATTGAAAGCAAAACTTATGAGAATCCTCAGTTCATGAGAATGAAGGATTTGATGTTAAAAATAAAATAAATAAAAATAAACCTACATTTAAAAATTAAAAAATGGGAGCATTATTAGAATCAGGTCTTGTTGGTAACATCGGTTTAAAACACCTTAAAGTTATCAAAGAAGATACAATTAACAAATGGGATAGATTAGGATTCCTAGACGGTCTTAAAGGACATATCAAAGAGAACATGGCACAATTATATGAAAACCAAGCGTCTCACCTAATCAACGAAGCGGCTGCGACTGATAGCTCAGGTTCATTCGAAACTGTAGTTTTCCCAATCGTAAGACGTGTATTCTCTAAATTATTGGCTAACGACATCGTGTCTGTACAAGCTATGAATTTACCAATTGGTAAATTGTTCTACTTTATTCCTAAAATTCAAGGATATAACGTAAACGGAACAGCAACACAAGACCCTACAAATGGTGGTACTCATTATCCTCCATTTGGTTCTCCTGATGCATTTGCAGGTCAAGGGATTGGTGATGGTTATGGTGCTAACGATAAAAACCTTTATGATAGATTTTATGAAGGAAACGAGGCGGCTTTAGACCCACCAGGATTATTCGACTACTCTAAAGGTGCTTTTTCAGCTAGAACAGTCACCGCTTCTACTCAAGCTTGGGTTTCAGGTTCTTTAAGTCAGACAGGTTATGGTGCTAGTCAGGAATTCAGAAAAGTTCTTATTGCTATGTCAGGATTCAACAATTCAGGTGCTGGTAAACTTATTGGTCCTGATGGTAATGAGATGGATACTGAAGCATTTTTATCAGGTCTTGAAGTTACTTTAGTGACTAACGCATCTGGTAACGGATTCTCAGGAACATCTCAGGGGTCATCTCTTGGTACAGGTCCTTTATTATTTAGAGTTGTAACACAACAATATGGTAAAGGTATTGTACAATACGGTACCACAACTACTACAAACTTCCCTAACACAAGTGGTTCCAATCCAGGTGGTAATGGTGGTTCGTATGATAATATTTGTGACGCTAATGGTATAATACCATTAGCGTCACAAATAT